GCTGTAGCTGTATCAGCGTTACCTGTTACATCACCAGTAATATTACCAGTAAATGTACCTGCGATAGCACCTGTACCTGTGATTGTAGGACTAGTTAAAGTTTTATTTGTAAGTGTTTGAGTACCTGAAGTTGTTACAACGGTATTATCAATATCTAAAGTTAATTCACTTCCGCTTACACTTGAAGTAATTCCTGTTCCACCTAAAATACTAAAGCCACCGCCAAGTGGAATACTTGTAGATGAAGAAGTATCATCACTAATTGAAATTGTAGAATTAGTTAATGATGAATTACCAATATTTGATATTGTATTAGATGAACCACTTATTGTTTTATTTGTAAGTATTTGAGTACCTGTTAACGTAGCAACCGTACTATCAATCGCAAAAGAAATTTCATTATTACTTACAGTAGTATCAATTCCAGTACCACCAGTAAATGTAATTATTTCGCCTGTTGAAACTGAATCATTTGAACCACTATCAGCGGCAATTGATAAAGTAGATACTACAGTACCAAAACTTAAATTTCCTGAACCATCTGTTTTTAAGAATTGACCGTTTGAACCATCTCCATCTGGCAACGTGAAAGTAGTGGAAGTTGTTACGGCATTCGGAGCTTTTAGTCCAATGTAATTTGTACCATTGTTGGTACCTTCATTTAATTTTAATTGACCACCTGTTGAAGCATTATTACCTATAAAGATTTCATCAATTGCTTTATTACTATCTACTAGTAAAGCTGATGAAGCTGTTAGTGTACCAAGTGCGTGATCTGTTAAATCTGCAAAATATTTACCACCAATAACATGAACATTAGCGGCTACGCCGTCTGTTTCAGTACCGGTTCCTATAAAAATCCTATCACCATTATTGCCTTGAGTACCCGTGCCGTATGTATAGGCGAGTTCACCTTGACCTAATTCTGCTGGTGCCGTTGTTCCCGAGGATCGTTTTATCTGTATTACTGTTGCCATTTAATTCTCCCTAAAAATTACCACCATTAAACTTTAAAGTTCCTGTAGTAGTAGATAATTCGTTTCTTGTTATAAATTTATCTGTAGCAGAGTCATATTGAATTAAGGCACCGTCCTCTAACGAACTGGTATTCACGTCATTTAGATTTTTGAAAGATTGAGGTGGAACCGCACTTGGTAACTGTACAGAAACTTGTTGAGGTCCTGTAGATGTACTAGAGTTTATATTAGCTCTAACACCACCACTTCCATTTATTACTGCTCTAACCATTAAAATCTCTCTCTTTTGTTATATTTATAATAAAAATGTATTAAAAAAGAAAAATTATGTAGTAACGTTAGGACTAATTGTTATTATTCCTTCAATAACCCTTGTTACTGTACTGTCAGAGGTTTTAGTGATTTCCACGTCATATACATAACGTGATGGAGAGTCTAAAGTTGATGTTTGATCTGCTGTTAACGACAAGGTAATGACACCTGTTGTCGCATCTGTGGCAATAGTAGTTGTAAAAGATACTCTTGTACGAGTGCTCGAATAGCCTTGTGCCATTTTCGCACTGGCAGTATAACCTGTTAAGTCGAATGCCGTGCCGTCTGTGTCTGTTACGGTTACGTCACTTGAAAAGTTAGCGCCTTGATCAATCCTTAGATTCGCTCTTGCTGACATTGTGTTCTTCTAATCCTTTTTTAATCTTTTCGTTATAATAGTTAGTAAGAACTTCTATTTTTTCTAACTCTATTGTGTGTCTTACTTTAGAAGTTTGAATTTCTTGTCTAGCAACAATTGTATTTCTTACGTCTAATGGTAAATCACTTATAATATACTCTTTACCATCAATTGTCAATTTATCTTGTTTTACTTGTTCAGTCATAGTTATTCACTTTCCTTATATTTATGTTATATTTATATTGTATTTTACTTATCTTTTTAGAAATATTAATAAAAATCACTATTAAATGATATTATAGTTTTTCTAAAATTGTTTTTAATTTTTTCAGATGTATGTTGAAACACAGCAGGGAAAGTGACCATTTCACCTTCTTTAGCTATCAAATTTATTGATTTTTTACTATTTACTATAGGTCTAATTCTTGTTGTTTTTTTCATATCTGGCAGCTCTAAATAATACACATTAGCAAAATTTGATTTCCCATGTCTATGCCAAGTGTGAAAATTATTTTTATAATATTGTTGAAACCATCCGTTTTGTATAGTACAAGATTGTTCTTCAAGTAATTCAGTCATCTCTTTTATGTAAGGCGTAATAATTTTATAAAAATAATCTAAATACTCTCTCTTATAGTCTTTAGGTAAATTCCAATCTGTATGTGATATGTTTTCAAAAGAATTTTTAGGTATCTTATCAATCAAAGATAAAAGATCACTTTTAATTTGTTTATGTTCTTTAATCTTCGTAACTAAGTAATAACTTGGAATTTTTTTTATTTTAATCATTAAAGCTATACCACCCTGTAATTATACATTTATCTTTTTTATTATTTATAATACCTTTGTGTGAATGAGTCCAATCTGTTGGCCATATAACAGTGTTACCTACAATACAATCAGAAGTAAATTTTTGTTTTGGCCATATAGTACCTGCATTCTCTACAGTATTTAGGTAAGTCATAAAAACAATAACTCGTTTAGTTGCTTCTATACAACCTCTTTCACAATGAACTTTTTTAAAACCTTCATCTGGTTTGTAATATTGTATATTATAATCTTCTACAAGACCCCATTTTTCTAATAATGTATCTACCTCTGGATATTTAATTCTATACTCATTAATACAATTTTGTAATTCAATCTTATATTTGTTAAAGGGATAATAATTATTACTAACGGAGATAGGTATTTCTGTAGATGTTTTTGTATCACTATTAAACTCAGGTTGTAAATGTTTATCTTTATTATCTAAATAATATTTGATTATATCCTCACATACTTTTTTGTTAATTTTCGACAAGTATATAAAATTATCCATTTATGGCATAATCCTTTTTGATGTAGGTAAAGTTGGAGTTAACTGTTTATTTTTGTCCCATATTTCTTGCCAAAAGGTAATGTAAGTATATCTATCCTCTTTAGTATCAGAATAAAAATTTTCAGCTGCATGGTATTCATTAGCGTCAAATAAAATACATCTATTATATTCAGAATTTACAAAACAAGTTTTTCTAAATTGAGCATTATTCTGATTCCTTTTATCTGTAAAAAAGACTTCTTCTTTTTTTGTAACTTTTTCTAAATTATTTACCTTTTGATAGTAACATCTTTTATCGTATGAATAGTCACTAATACTTGGAAAAGGAATAACTGGTTTAAACAATGATGTTCCAGCATTAATATTTTTATTTAAATATATTATAGAAGTAATTTGACTACCTTGGTCAGAGTGTACCCAGCCATCAATTAAATTTGCTGGTATTCTTTGTATATAAGAAGTTGCTCTATATGTTAACTCCGTATAATTATTTGGATACAATAAAGCTAAAGTTTTTAATGCAATACCTTGAAATAAATTAGTGTTTATTTCATTTATTAAGTTTGTTCTAAATCCCGGAAAATTAAGTCCAAATTCGTAATGTTGTTTTACTGCAAAATCTTGTAAAAGATCAATGTCTTTATAAAAATCATCTGCTACTATTAAAGGCCAATTCATTTATTTACAATTATATTCCATGTTAAAGTTTTAAGAAGATCATCAAGTAAAATATTTTTGATATTATTTTCTTTAATATATTCATGGAGTTCTTCAATGTCTAATATTATCCACTGTTCCTTAAAATTAAATACCATCTTCTCAGCTTTAGTATTAAAAAATCCTATTTTTCCTTCAGTTTTATCTTCAAATTTTCTAATAGGACTTAAATCATACTTATAAGACCTATTTGTTGATTTATGTAGTATACCTTCTATATCCCAACCTTCTTTTACTTTTGGGTATTTTTTATTTTTTAATAACTTTGTAAAAGAAGCTACAGTCATTACTCTCCAAAAAAATTAAAATTAACAACATACCTCTTATATATATCAGTTTGATAAATTACTTTGTGTAATATGTTTGTAGGAAATAACAACATTCTATTTTCAATATTATCTATAGTTATTTCTTTATTATTAATTTTCAATACTGTTTTAGCGTCACAAGTTGTAAGAAAATAAATTCCAGTCATTGAATTATTATAATTATAATCTACATGATAAGAAGATTCGTTGTTATCTATATCTCTACAAGTTAAATTAGCTCTTATTTGTATGAGTGATCTTGCTTTTAATTTTTTAATAAATGGTTGAATGTAAGTGTAAAAGGTATCATGGTTTGGTGCGAAATCATTATAGAAACAAAAAGAAAAAAAACCATTTTTGTTTTTAGTTATACCATAAGAGGAATCAATAGCTCGAAAATACCAAGGTACTTGTTCTGACTTTAAAAAATTAGAAAAATCGTTATAAACATCTTTTTCTAAAAAATTATCAATTACTTTATACTTTATTTTTGAATTCAACGGGTAATCCTAAATGTTTTCTATTATCAAATATATTTTTAGTTCCATTACTTAATCGATTGTAGTGCAAAAAAACTTGAGCACAGTCTTTACCTTTAAATTTTTCTCTCCAATGTTCCAAATCACAACCAGAATATATAAGCATATCACCTGGTTTGAGATTTATCTTAATTCCTTTATCATTAGATGGTTTGTAATCTTGGATTCCATGTCTTCCTCTTTTTTTACTATTTTTATCTACATAACCTGACTTCGGATTGGGGTTTAAATATATTGGCCAAAGATCGCCTCCTAGATTCATTGTACCTGATATTTCACAACTAGGTCTATCTTTATGTCTTTCTAAAATATCCCCTTCTTTATATATTCTAGCATAAGAATATGTTGGAATAAGTTTAGTTTTTATTTTTTTTTCTATTATCGGCTGTACTTTCAATAAAATAGTTTCCATAGCAATATCAGCATAATGAGAATATGTATTTGGTGCTTGTGGGTCTTTAAAAAATCCCCAATCAGTATTATCTGGTGTAATAAATTTACTGTAAAAAAGAGTTTCTGCCACCTGTCTTTTTATTAAAAAATAGTTATATATGTATTCTGACAGTTCTTTTGAAATAACTTTTTGTACTACAGCATATTTATTTTCTTTAAAATTAATAGTCATCATATGAACCAAAAGATAAAATTATTCTTGGAGTTAAACCAATAGCTCTATGTTTAATACTTTTTTTAATAAACAATCTATCACCTCTTTCTAAAATAATTTCTTCATTATCAATAAAATATAAAGTTCTTCCATATGCTCCCATGATATGAACAGATTCCTGATCTCTATGTGCATCACCCCTAGCACCTCTCATATATGAAAAAAATAAATCTAATGTAGTTCTCTTATTTTCTTTATTAAACATATGGTTCATTTGATTATAAACTTGTGTAAAGAATTCCTCATCTTGTATATTTCTAATTTGAAATATGCTGTCTAATAAGTAGTCAGGTTTATATATAGATATAACTTTGCTTTGAAAATTATTATCCGACATTAAACTAGATAATTTATTAAAGTCTAATTCTTTTTTAAATTTTATAAACTTTTTCTCTAAAAAATAATTCATTTATTTAAAAGGATACCCTAGATTCCAAATAACTAGAGAATACCTAATTCCTTTTGTTACAGGTGTTATTCGATGCCATACATGGCTCGGGAAAACAACTATACTACCTTTGGGTAATATTTCCTTACATATTTGTCGATTATGTTCTTTGTCAGGATTCATATTTCTAAAGTCAAACTCCAACTCACCACCGTTATAATCTTTAGGATCAGATAAAGATACTGTAACTGATAGTTTTCTAATTTTACCTAATTTATTTTTATTTAATTCATTTAATTTAGAATCAGAACTAACATATGGTCCTGGCCAACTATCACAATGCCAAGTATAAAACTGTTTTGTTTTATATTTTGTAAACTGACAAGTTTCGGAAAAATCCCAATCAAAATTCCAACCAGCATTTCTATTTGCTGTATGGATAAACGGGTGGATTGCCTCATAAATCCATTTATCATTTAACCAAGTTATGTTTGATTTTCTTATCTCTTTAAGATCATTAATTTGTTTTTTAGAGTTTTTCCCATCACCAGACACACCACCTATTAAAGCAGAAGACTCACCACCTATTAAAGCAGTTTCGTCCTTTTGTTTTAAAGCATGTTTTACAAGTTTATCACAAAATTTAGAAGATAAAGCTGATTGAAAGTACCAATAATAGTTATTTAGATTCATAAGTATTTTTAATAATATAATTTTCGTTATTTGATGTATTTTGTTCTATTCTATAAATTAAAGTGCTTGGAAATATAATATATGAGTTTGTATTTAATTCTATTTCGTAAAAATTATTTTTTATTCTTTTATTATCATATTCTAATATAATCTTACATGAGCCTTTTTTAATATTAACTCCATAAAACATAACATAATCAACTGAATTATATAAATCCATAGGATCTATTTCTATTAATGAAAGAGAATATTGGTTAGGCTTTAAAACAATACCTGTGGTTTCTTTTTTTATAAGGTACCTTTTAAAGTTTAAATTGAAGTAATCTCTAATATATGTATCTAATATATCACTACTTTTAGAAAATGGAAATGTATTATTAGATAAGTAATACAATATATCTGCTCTCAATGACTCTAGGTTTATTTCAATTCCTTTAGGCAACGTTACATCTCCAGTGTAAATATCTACCTCGGAAAGTGTTTTTTTATTCATATTCATACCTCATTAAATTTATTTTATCTATAGTATATATAAAGCTTTTAAATCTCTATTATTCACTTACAAAACTATCCATATAACCATAAGGTGGTTTTGGAACAAAATTACAAGCTATTGAGTACCTAGTTGCTTCATCATAGTTTTTTAATATGTTATGATACATAGAAGAAGGAAAGATAATTAAAAGTTTATCTTTAGGTTTAAAAGACCAAGAACTAGAATTAAAGTTGTTAAAATCGGTTTTTTCTAAATCATAATTGTTACTAGTCCAATTATTATTATAAAAAGAAATATCAGATACATTTTCATTACATCTATTATAATAAACAGCTGAATACATACTATTACAATGTTTGTGTCTTTCAGATTCTTCGTTCTTCTGACATCTGGTCGCCCAAGTGGTAGTCACTTTAAAATGTGTTTTTTTGTGACCCATAATTTGTTCGTTATAAACACAAATCAATTTTAACATTTTTTCTTTTAATACTTTAAATGTTTTATCTTTAAATAAAAATAAATCTTTACTTATACCAGATCCTCCACTTTGATTTGTAGAACCGTATTCTAGGTTTTGTATCTTATTTTCTATTTGGATTTGTTCTTTTTCTAATATATCTAATGTGAACAATGCTATAGGAGTAGCGAATAAAGGTACCACTGTAGGTGATACCGTATTTTCCAATTTTAATTCTGGAATTGTAAATGTTTTCATAATATAACCAATATATCACTTAATATAACCAATATATCACTTAATCAATAAAAAGTCAAGCCTTAAATGCCTTTATCAGCGTACATATTTTATATAGGGATTAAGCTAATCCGTTAACCAAAGTCCAACCAGTTGTATTGTCTGCTTGGTATGCGTCTTCGTCCCAATTGTAAATCCAACCATGTGTATCATCTAAATTTTGTTGAGATTGTTCAGTTGTTAATGAAGGTTTAGCACCTAAAGGAGATACCCAACTTGCAGTCGCAGTATCTTTTGCCCATGAAGCATATGGTTGAGTTGCCCAAAATATTTCATTAGCCGAATCCCAAGTATAACCAATACACGCATAGTTTCCTCTAAAAGGTGTTCCACCTAGACCGTGTTGGCCTGCCCAAGTATTGTATGAAGTTTGAATCCACTTGTCTGAAGGCCAATTGTTATTTGCTTCTAAATAAGTTTTTCCTTCTGCCTCTGTCGTTGCGTTTTCGTTATCTACAGTTAAGACTTGTAGAACTATATTTGAGTCGTCTATTTTTGCGAAATGTGCCATATTATTGAAATTTATACCTTATAATTACGATTCCACTACCCCCTGATCCTCCAGGTGATTCGTGACCGGATGTACCTCCGCCACCGCCACCGCCTCGGTTAGCAGTTCCAGATGAATTGGTACTACCGCCGCCACCAGCTCCACCTGATGCAGAAGGACCATTAGATCCTCCGCCTCCGCCTCCGCCATAAGCTACTGATGATCCTGAGATTGATGTTGTTATTCCGCTTCCTCCTACTCCAGGAGTTCTGTTGTTTGGTGTAGGTTGTCCTGCATTAAGCGTTCCTCCTCCACCTCCTCCAGATCCGTCTCCATCCGAGCCAGCACCGGTTCCACCATTTGTTCCTTGTGCTGGTGTTACGGATGGGATATTTCCCGCTCCTCCGCCTGTAGCACCGCCGAATCCGCCTCCGGAACCACCGCCGCAGCCACCTGGCTCACCGCCATGTGGAGAGTTATTAAAGAAGCCTCCGCCTCCTCCACCGGCAGCAGTGAAACCTACTCCTGTAGAAGATGATCCTCTACTACCACTACCAGATCCTCCACCAATTGTAATTGGATAACCTGTTGCTGAAACTGTAACACCAGTAGATGAAGCTCTTGGACTACCAGTCCATCCACCATCATCGTTAGATTCTCTAACACCACCAGAACCACCAGCTCCACCGTGTCTTCCTGCTCCACCGCCACCACCTGCTATTAACAGATAATCAACAAAATTTGACCCAGCTGCATTCCCGGCATCTGATACAGTAAATGTTCCTGGTCCAGTAAAAGTATGAATTTTATAATCACCTGATTCTGTTATTGTTCCACCTGTAGCAGTTACAAATGATGCAGCAATAGCTCCTCTAAATTGTCCTATGGTTATTTGACCAGAACTTGGAATTGCTCCATTAGGAGCTGTAGCTCCTGATGCAACATGAGCACCACCTGAATAATATTCAGTTAATTGTATTGGATTGGTACCACCAAATTCGGTTTGAATGCCTGTTAACTTGGTATCGGAACTAGGTACAGCCATCTTATTTTTTCTCCTTAATTAAAATTTCTACTTTCTTATTACTATTTATACATTAATTACAAACGATATTAAACTAATAATGTATATTTATAATAACTATTTATTAAAGATTAAACAGTAACTGATGGACTAACTGTAATAATTCCTTCAATAACTCTTGTAATTGTACTATTTGACGTTTTTAATGTCTGATAATTTAGGGTTACTAGGAACAGCCATCTTATTTTTTCTCCTTAATTAAAATTTCTACTTTGTTATTTAAAGCTTTTACTGCTTCAATTAATAGACAAGTTAGTCTATCATATTTAACTGCTTTAATACCATCGGGTCTTGTTGCAACAGCTTCTGGTAATACTTTTTCTACCTCTTGAGCTATAACTCCAACGTCTTTTTTTCTAATAAAGTAACCATCTTCACCACCCTTTTCATCAATATAAGATTTTTTCCAATCAAATAAAACTCCATTTAATTTTTTAAGTGCTTCGATAGGATCAGGTATATTAACAATATTTTCTTTAAGTGCAATATCTGAAGAATAAAAAGCTGTTACATCATTTGTTGCTCTTATTTCTCCACTTGTTCCTGATGGTGCAGTACCTACTCCTAATGAATCAGTTTGAATATCGTTAGTTACATCTAAATCACCTGTTATATTTATATTACCTGTTCCTGTTATATTGTTTGAGTTTAAATCTAAACCTCCACCCAACTGAGGACTTGTGTCTTCAACAATATTATCTATAGCATTTGGATTAGCAGTAGCACTTGTTGCTATTGTATCTAGTTTAGTTCCATCTGTACTAACATCTCTACCATCTACTGTAAATGATTGAGTATCTAAGTTACCACCTAATTGTGGTGTTGTATCTTCAACTACATTGTCAATAGCATTTGGATTAGCAGTAGCATTTGTTGCTATTGTATCTAATTTAGTACCATCTGTTGAAACATCTCTACCATCTACAGTAAAAGATTGTGTGTCTAGGTTGCCACCAAGTTGTGGTGTGCTATCTGTAGAAACATTTAATGCGGTTAATGAAGCACCATCTCCAGAAAAAGATGTTGCTGTGACTGCACCTGAAAAGTTACCATTTACAGCACTTGATATAGAACCACTATTAATAGATAATGTACCATCTGTAATAGTTGTAGATGTTATACTAGTCGCACTTGATATAGAACCACTATTAATAGATAATGTACCATCTGTAATAGTTGTAGATGTTATACTAGTCAATCCTGTTATTGTTGAATCTAAAGATATTGTTAAAGTATCAGTTGCAGATACTACAGCAGAAATACCACCAGAACCAATAACATTTAATGTATCCGTACCAAATATTGTTTGAGTTGTTGATGATGAATCTCTTAAAGTAAAACTAAAAGTGCTACTTTTAGCTTCATTAACAGCAGCAACTACTGATGTTTTATCAGTTGTTGTTAAACTATTTAAATCACCAACGTCTGTACCTAGACTATTAAACGTGGTTCTAAACGTTTCTAAAGTATCTGATGTTGCTACACTTCTTGTTGCCATGTTATTGTGTTACCTTTTTTAGTAAATCTTTAATTTCTCTTAATTC